TATCACCATTCGCATCTTTTATTTGGATTTTAATAATTGTATCTGCTACCAAATACTCAGAACCTTGAATAAGAAATGCATTCTTACCACCTGTAAACGTATCGTTTAGTTCGGTTATTTTGAAATAAGTGCTATTAGGGTCTGTATCGTTTATTAATACATTTACTTTTTCTAGCTTTTCATCAAATAGGGTTTTTTTAATTACAGACATTATCCGTTTTCTTTTACCATAAATATCCCAAAAAATTAAAGTATGATATTTATATTTAGAAAACTAATAATTACTAAATAAAACTAAAATTATGAAGTATGCAATGTTACAAATAAAAAAAGAAACCCACGAACTTCTCAAAGAATATTGTGAAGAACATGGGTTTAAAATGGGTAGTTTGGTAGAGAATCTGATTAAGAAACACGTCGGTGTAACTAAACCACATGCATCTACGTTGAAAGCAGATAAGATTAAAACATTCTAATCTTCATATGAATAAAAGCATACGATATTGTATTTAATTCCTTTTTTTACTTTTTCTACTTCATGGAATAAATTCTTATCAGTATCTAATACTACAAAATTAGGAAATACAGGATTTACTATAATATCTTTACCATTCAAATCGTGCAATATTAAATGCCCACCATTTTCGGTATCCCAATTATCATTTAAAAAATATAAAAATACACATATCCTATCTGGTTGTTTTCCATCATCGTGTAATTTTATCTCACAACCTTCATTATAAAATTGTAATTTTATATTTGAATGAAATTTGTTAAATTTTTGTTCTGTATAATATTTTTCTACAAATTTTTTTTGAAATTCTCTCAAAATTTCATTATGTATTTTGCCGTTTATCTCATTATCAATAGAAGTTCCAAATACCCAAGTTGGATAAAATCCACATTCTTCCATTTTTTTTAATTGGTATTCATGTGCTTTTTGATATACATAATCGGCAGTATCTAAATCTTTATCTCTTGCCAAATATTCATCATAAACCAATTCTTCCATATAAGATTGCTCATTGTATTTAAACCAATAATCGTATCTAGAATGCCTTATGAAATTTACACTATCTATATAATCTTTTATTTTTTTAAACCCGTTCAAATCAATTATTTCTGAATAGTTTTCTAAACTATCATAGATGTATCCTTTATTTCTGTAATTTTCTACACTTTCCATTAGTAATCAATTTTACTGAATCCGTTTTCTTTTTTAATTTCAATTAAACCATCTACAATATCTCTCATAGCATCTAAGTGAGAAATCATCCAAATAAAGTCAAACTGTGTCTTTAAATATTGCATCATCATAAATAAAGATGATAAATTATCCGAATCTAATGTTCCAAATCCTTCATCAATTACTAAGAAATTTGGACGAGGTAGATTGCATATGTTAATAAGAGCAACTCTAATTGCCAATCCACTAACAAACTTTTCCATACCACTACACATCTCTAATGGCCATTCCTGGTCATCATAAACTATTTTAGCATTGATTGATTTACCATCAACTTCCATTACAATTCCAAAATCTACAACTTGCCCTAAGATGTTATTTATTTCATTTTCAATTACAGGTAGTGCTTTGGAAATCAACTCATAAGGGATACCATCTCTCTTTACAGAATCTAAATAGTAGGTGTATAAACGGTTCTTTTCTTCTAAGTCTTTAACTTCATTCATCTTCCTCTTTATCTCCTCTACAAAGGCAACTATTGAAGAAATAGAACCATTCAAACTACTAATTTGTTTGTTGATTGAAACAACTTCTGCTTCTATCTCTCTTTTTGTATTTTGTAACCCATTTATTACAGTTTGAATTTGAGTATTTCGTTTAATTGTTTTCTCATTCTCATAATATTTACGGATATTTTGTTCAACTACTTCCAATTGGTGTTGTGCCAATTGTATTTTAGTTGTTAAACCATTTAGTTCTGCTTTCTCTGTTTCAATGGTGGAATATCCTTTTTGATATTTAGTTTTTAAAGTTTGTAATTCTTTGAATTGTTCTTTGGATGATTCAAATAAATTAATTACATTTAGATAACCACTCACGTCATCTGAAATATAATCCAAACTTGCTTCCAATACCTCTAACTCTTCTTTTGCTTTTAATGCATCTTTTACAAATACATTATCACAACAGAATTTACAATTAGGGTCATACTCATGCTTTTCTAAATGAGCAATCTTATCTTTGATGGATTGTATTTTTTGTTTTAATAATTTGTAGTTAGTATCTGCTTCATTAAAATCTTTTTCTGCCTGAACATAATTAGAGTGTGCTTCTTCAATATCAATTGATACCTCATCTGAAATAAAGAACTTTTTATTATCCTCCATTGATTTAGAAACTTCTGCAACCAATTCTACATAACCGTTTATTGTAGTTTCTTTTGTTTCAAAGGAAGCAGTATATCCATTTAATGTAGATTCTAATTTAGTTTTAGATTGATTTAATTCATCTATATTTAGATTACCATCCATTGGAACTAATTCGGCACTCAATCCAACAATTCTTTCTCCCAAATCAATTACATCATCTGATTTAAGTTTTAATGATTTTTCTAATTCTTTAAGTTCTGCTTTCTTATCTTTTAATTCAATTGCCTTTTCAGCTAATTCGGTTGTGAAATCAGTTTTCTTAAAGTTCTTAATCAACACCGATACTTCTTTAATATCTTCCGTTGCAGTTTCATATAATTTATCAAACACATTTAATCCCATAAATTGTGCTAATAAATCTTTTCTTTCTGATTGAGATTTATCAATAAAGATTGAGTTATTACCTTGCAACGAAAGAGCAGTTAAAACAAAATCCTCATACTTACCAACATATTGTTCGATAATCTGATTTGTATCCCTTCTCTCCGTTCCGTTTAATAATGTAGTTCTTCCATCATCTTCTCTCCAAAACTGCACATCAACTTTAACATTCTTTCCTTTATTAATTGTTTTAGCAGTTCTTTTAATATGATAATCTATTCCGTTTACTTGGAAATGTAAATGACAATCAAAATCTTGTTTACGGTTATTTAGAATATTGGATGCTTTAAATGCTCTACTACACTTATCGTATAAACAAAATGAAATTGCATCAAACAAAGAAGATTTACCTGCTGCATTTGGTGCGAACAATCCCATCAATCCACCTACTTTGGTAAAATCAATTTTGTTATTCTCACCATAAGAGAACATATTTGAGAATGTAAACTTAACAGGTTTCCAATTGATATTTCGTTGAATATCATCTTGAACAATTCTACTGTTTATATCCTGATTGATTTCATATAATCCTTCAATATCTTCTGGTGTTGTAAACGGCATCATTCTCTCAACATATTCTTTTAATAGTGAGTTCTGATAATTTACATCTGATACATCTTCAAAATCTAATTTATTATCTCTGTTTCCTGTCTTTGATTTGGCAAGTGAGTCTGTTCTGATAATTGTAAAATCATCAACACCATACTTCATCTTAATTTCAGTAATTACTTTCTTTGTATCAGCAGTATCGGTGTTTGATAAACGAACTCTTAAACGAGGATATTTTGGCATATTATTTACAACTGGAACAACACCCTTATCAATATCCAATGTATAATATCCATAATCATTTTGAATATCAACTTCTTCATAATTCATTGTATCTAAATCCCAAACAAGGAATCCGTGCTTATCCAAAGTTTCACCAAAGTTTTGTTGAACTAACGAACCTGCATAAACTACCTTACAACCTTTTGGAGAAATCATTTGTTGTCGTTTGTGAATATCTCCTAATAGTGCCAAATCATATCCATCAAACATTTCGGTTGTAAAATGACGTGAAGATACTACATACCCAATATCTGTTTGGGAATTATCAACTGGTCCGTGGAATAAAGCAATCTTTTTGTTTCCAAATAGAGTATCCGCTTTTGGCCAATTCTTTTTATCATCAAAAATACTGAATACACCAAAATCTACTCCACCAATAGAGTAAACTTGCGTATCTCTCAAATAATGAAAATTTGGTAGGTTTAGAGCTTCTACAATTGGAGTAAGAACATCTAATCTATCCAAATTATTCATATTACAATCGTGATTACCTGTAATAAGGATAGTATCACATAGTTTAGAACACTCTGTAAATAACCAACTAATTTCTTTTAGTAATTCAGGAGACATTTCTAATTTAGCATGGGCAATATCTCCTGCTAAATAAATAATAGAATCATCCGTTCCTCTTTTACGAATCTCATCAAACATCTTCTCAAATACTTGACGATATTCATTGTGTCTTTTCACATTACGGATATGCACATCGGCAATGTGGTAAATCTTTTTTAATTTCATAAACTACTAATCTTGCTTAATAACAAATCTTCTTCCCCGAACTCTTTTGTACTATTTAATTCTTCATAAAACTTTTGATACCCCATATCGGCAGCATCTTTATCTTTTAAATCCATAAACCTAACATTTATACCTTGCTTACGGAGATATTCTGATACTCTCAATGCTTCGGTTTTAGCATCGTTATCTAATGAGATAACAATATCACTAACTCCACTCATAAAGATTTTTTCAATCAACAACTTTGATGGAAACTTACCTAATAATGGAATTGCATTTCTTCTGATTGTAATTGCATCAAATACTCCTTCACATAAGATAATTGGTTCATTCCAATCTATTTGAGATTCTAAACAAATTACATTCTTACTGATTGGTGGGTTTTTGTATTTCATTTTCTCATCTGGATAATACGAACGAGAAACAAAGTAGTTTAATTGTCCATCACAATTATAGGATGGTATAATTACTCTTCTACTGTATAAACCTTCTTTACAATAACCTATATTATATTTAACAATCTGTTTCATAGTAATTCCTCTCTCCGTAAGATAATACATTGCATTCTTATATTCAGGATTAAAACCTTTTGGTTCTTCTACTAATGAAATAAATTCTTTTGGTAATGAAATGAATACTTTTGTGTCAGTATCTTCATTTTGTGGATTGTAGTTAGAATCTCCGTAGATTTCTCTAACCATAGAGATTGTTTTTCTATCAACATCTAACTTCTTTAATAAAGATGTAAGTTTCTTACCCCCACTATTACAAGTCCAACAATGCCATTTTTGTGATTCTAAATTGACTTGTAGTTTCTGTTTGTGGTGGTTACAAAATGGACAGTAGAATGCCAACTCATTACCCCTTAATACGGAATAACTACCCAACGATGTAGACAACGCATTCGTTACTTTATTTTTATCTGTACTATTCAACACAATGTAAATATACGAATAAAAATTGAGAATTCCAAGCTATTCGTTAAACCATTCGTCTGGAATGAACTTATCTGAATATTTGTATCCGTTTTTATCACACCAATCTGCATATGATGTTTTGGATGCTTTACTTATTTTGTTCTTTGATGATGTAAATACAAATCGTATATCCAATTCGGGATGTTGTTCTTTTATTAACAGGTGTTTCTTTCTATCTGCTGCAAGAAATCTACCTTTGGTTTCTACAAAGATACCATTTGGTAATTTGAAATCAGGATTGTATGTATGTTTTGATGCAGGGACAATGTATGGAATCTTTTCGGATTCATAATCTACTTTAAGTCCTTTTGATTCTATTTGAGTAGATACGGATTCTTCTAAACCAGATTTAAACCCATACTTCCTACCAACCCAAGATGACTTGGATTTTTTAGCAGTAACTTTTTTAGCCATTATTATTTGAATGTATCTGAATACATCTTTTCGTTTAATGCACCACCTCTACCCGTTTTGAATTTCTCAGCAGTTAAAACTTGCTCATCTGCTTTTTTCAAGTCGTTTGTAGTGTAAGGAGTTTTAGCATTTTCACCTGCTGCAAATCCAATTTTATCAACACCTAATGCTGATTGTTGTGCTTTGTATAATTCTTCTATTGTAGGCATAGTTTGTATTGTTTATATATAAATATCAATTATGTATCAAAACGAATAATAAAATTCACTGGAATATCTGGTTCTGATTTTATAGGTTGTGGTAACTTAGCAACTGCTACCAAATCACAATTATCATCGTATAAACCAATGGTTGTGATAAATGGTGCTAAGAATGAACCAGTAGTATCCACAGAACCACTTAAATCATAATGCTCAAATCCCGCAAATACTTCTTCATTTACAGATGATGTATAACGATAATCTAAAATATTTCCGTTTTCTAATGTAGTTAGTTTTTTAATATATTTAACACCAGGATTAGTTATGACATTTACCGTTTTATTATCAGTAGTTTCAAATGAAGAAGTTTCTTGATTTACTAATGTAAATGCCGATGGATTTTGAGAAACATTAAACTCATCTTCATTTACAATAAGAAGATATTCGTTTTCATAAATAGTTTGAGTTGATTTGTAATTCAATTCCCAACTACCAGTTAAATACGCATCCGAACCACGTGTTAAAACAATTAAACCCTGATTATAAAATACATTACCAATTCTATTAGTTCCACCTGCTCCTTCTAAGAATGGAACATTATCTATAACCATACTACCATCTTCCAAATTAAAAGTTAAAACTTGTAGATTTGGGTAATTTACGGTTTGATAAGTTAAATCTATTATACCTGTATTTATATCATAATCAATAATTGATGCAGTATATACGGTATTTGCTATATCTGTAAAATACAAATAACCCAAAGATGCAACATTCGGATTAGGAATACCTATATATCCAACTGATAGTGTATCACCTGCTAATGATATTAAATTACCGTACTCATCATCACCATATAAAGCATCTCCATTTGTAAAAGTTAAAGTTCCTTTTTTTATACCCTCACCAATATATGATTGTGGGATTGATACTACTTTTGCACTTCCGCTTAAAAACCTATCTTTTGTTAGATTATCGGAATTATATACTATACTAGCTGCTCCAAATCTTGTAAATGGATTATCTTCGTTTCCATTATAGAAAGCTGCTTTTAATTGAGAATATATTGCAGTTTGTTGAAAAGATAAATTATCACCAGTTGAATATGATGATGAAACATCGGATGCCAATAAAATATCAATTTCCGTAGAACCACTAGAAAAGCTCCACTCCTTATATGCCTTAAAAGGTCTTATACTAATATCTGATTTGGGAATTCTTTTTAACATATCACTAATAAATATCATAAAACTAAAAACCCACCAAAAGGTGGGTCAGTAGTTTATAAGTTATTCTCTTTTAGAAATCTAACTTTACTTTTATTGCTACTTCTTTATCAAACGATTTCTCAATTGGTTTAGAAGTTTTTGCTACTGCTAATAATTCGTTAGCATCATCATATAAACCTACGGTTGTAATATAAACGTGTGGGTCTTTTTCGAACAATGATTGTGCAAATGCTCCAACTGAACCACTAACAAATGTTGGGTTGTTTGAGAAATTGAACTCTCTATTGTTTGCTCTTACGAAATAGTGAGATGTAGAAACATTCTCAGTTCTTCTTGCTTGGAAGTCAGCTCCTTTGTTCAATGCATCAAATAACTTCAATGAACCAGATGCTGAACCTGATTGATGGTACTTATCTGTTGTTGAACCTGCTGCTGGTGCTAAATTACCACCAACAGATGCAGAAAGTGCATTTGGATTCAATAAGATAATACCCATATCAGGATAGAATAAACCGTATCCTTGTTGTGTGTAAGTATCTGAATATTGTGCAATTGAAGCAGTTAAAGATGTTCCAATGTTTAATGCACCACTAACCATATTGTAAACTCTACCCGCAGTTGTTACACTTTCGTTAGTTCCGTTTGAATCATCAATTAAAGTGATATATCCTGCCGAACCTGATAATGCGATTTGAATATTACCTGGGTCTAATTTTTCTTTGTATCTTGCTCTGTTGATGTTGATTGCATAGAATGATGTTAAATCATGTCCTGCCGCAGTTGAACCAGTATAAACACTAAAATAAGCATCTGACGAATCTAACAATACATTCTTAAATTGGTTATAAACCGCAGTAGTTTGTAAATTAGAATCATCATTTTGTGTTAATGTAGGTGCTCCTTTACCGTTAGCATCACCATATGCAATTGAGAATTGAACCTCTGCCGATGTGGATGATGTTTCTGCGTTGTAAACATCTAAATAATATTTACCACTAACACCCGAAAGTTGAACAGAAGATGTATAAAATACAGATAATGAACCTGTATCTCCACTCCAAATACCAGATGTTACAATTTCAGTTCTGTTAGTTACCTTATCAATTGCTCCGAATTTTTTGTAAACACCATTAGTTACGGTTGTTAAATCTGAACTGATTTGTTCACCTTGTCCTAAAAATTGATTTACGATTCTAACTAATTCGTTAGTATCTACGGGAGTTCCTGCGGTGTTCGCTGCTCCTGCCAAGTATTGGGATATATTACTTGCTAAAAGTGCTCCTCTATTGTCTCTAATTAATGCCATTGTCTATCTTATTGAACGTATGTTACGGTTACTGGAATCGTTTGTGAACCACCTGTTTCGTTACCATAAACTGTAATTGTAGTTTTGATAGTTGAAGTTAAAGATGGGTTTGGAATAAATTTAAATGTTAATCCTTTTGCGATTGCCGCAGTTGCAGATACATCATCACCGATAAAGATAGGTACTGAACCTACATCGGATGTTACACCTTCTCCTACAATATCACCTGCATTTTTGTTAGATAATACAATAGTGTATCCTAAACTTCTGTTTCCTGCTGGGGATGTTGTTGGTGATAAAGCAACTTCACCACTCTTTTGATTAACTGATATATTAGGAACACCAAATTCTACCACAGGAATACGAGTTGTATTCTTTGGAAGTGTTACCAATTTATATTTCATTACCTGTGTTTCATCAGGGTTTGCTTCTAATACTGGCATATTTTTAATTGCCGCATCATAGTAAGCAGAACCAAGTGGATGAGCTGGTTCGTATAAAGAATAATCAATCTCATCATCTGCTAATGCAAATTGAGTAATGTTTAATCCTTGACCTGCTGCAAGTTTTTCTCTACCTTTTTTTGTAAGAATTGCATCTACCGTTAATTCGGTATTACTTAAATATCCCATAGTGTTTATTAATTCGTTTGTTAATAAATATAGTTTTTATAAAAATTATTACTCAACTTCCAAAATTGGTTCATTTGATGTTCTACCTGCTTTATTTACCTTCAATGTGTTAGGATTTGTAGTAAATGTTTCAACCGGTGGAGTTCCATCTAATGTAGTTGCTGCGGTATTTTTAGAACCTCTAAAAAATGAATTTTCTAATCCTCTTGTCAAATCAGAAGTATTTCTAAAATGTGTTGGCAAATACCCATGTAATGGTTTAACCTCAATTATATCACCCTTAACAGTTGGTATAGATGAACCACTAAATGGCTGTATATTTAAAGTAGTTTCGGTGTAAGTTTGTTCTTCTTTATAAAATCCACCACGAGGGTCTCCTTTACCACCTATTACAACATTAAATTTATCAACTAATTTTGTTTTTTGTTCTGTTACTAAATTTACTCTTACTCTTTCTTTGGTTACTATACCATCTTTATTGAAATAAGTTCTAATTGCAGAACCACTCTGTGCATAAATACCAAATCCAATTTCTTCGTATGTAGTTTGACCAACAACTATATTAGAATTTTCCAATTCTATCTGTGCTACAATAGTAGGGTCTCCCAATTGGGCATTTATATCAACTTCTTTTTGATAATAATCGGTTTCTAATATAAAATTAGAATTAGCATCTATTATAGATTCTTGTTGATAATTTTCAGCAGTTAAAGTTTCAATCGAAGAAGATGTTATTAAAGCATCATACTGATTATTTTCAGCAGTTAAAATACCACCCATATCAGCATCTACAAATGCTTCATATTGGTTATTTTCGGATGTCATTATAGTTGTATCCGAATACTTAATATTTACTTCTTGTTGATAATCTTCTCCCGATGGTCTTTTGTAAGCAACTTTATTTCTTTCTAAGATATGTGGTTCGATTAACAAACCAGTAGTTGCTTTAACTCTTGCTGGTAACATCTTCTTAATATCTTCAAACATAGATTTCTCATATAGTTTGATTAAGTTGATGTATTCATAAATATCTCTACCACTAAATCTTTTGAAATAATAGTTTCTTAAATTATCTAAATCTTTGTAATTTGATTTGTAAGTATCATCAGGACTACCAATGTAATTATCTAAATTTATTCCACCAAACGATTTAGCAATATCAAAATTCAACTCTTTTGTAGGAGAGAAGAATAAACCAACTCTATTAGAATCGGTAGGAGATTGGTCAAATGCCTTTTTAGTTGCTCTACTATTTGCCGATAAATTTGAAACTAATTCCTGTGATTCAAATCTAACTTTATTAGTTGAGTATCTACCTGCACCTAAATCCGGTATTTCTAATACAAAACTTCTATCTATTGCTTCGAACTGATATGGATACGTTGTTATATTAGTAAATCCACTAGCACTTGCATACAATAATGGTGTTGGGTTAGTAGAATTAAGTTGTATTAAAGAACCACTTTCATAATCATTTCTAGTGTATCCTTTTTCAAAATAAATATTTGTATCAACATTTATTAACGAAGCAGTTGCATATAAGTTTTTAGGATATTCGAAATCCAAACGGAAATATAAATCATCAGTTGAAGATGAAATATGATTACCGTTAATCATTTCAGGGAATGAAACGTGTTCGTAGAATTTTTGAGTATTCAATACATCAGACCACATACGGAATTCATCCAATGAACCACTATAATTAGAACCAACTGTTAATGTTGAATCACTTTCCCAATCAACTGATATGGATTGTGATATAGAACTACTAAATATTGTTCTTTCTTTTTCTGCTTGTCTAACATCTATGTTTATACCAGTAGAACCAGAACTAACGGATACTCCAAAGAATTTTCCATTAAATAATGGTAGTGATGGTGTTTCAAATGTAGATGCACTACCACTAAATTTAACAATACCATATTTACTATCTTCTGAACCACTTAAAGATACATTCCAATTATCCGTTTCTAATAATGACCAAACTCCCCCATAAGCAGGTTTAACAAACATTTCTACCGTAGATGGTTTAATACCTTTATCGGTATCTTTCCAATCCATAGAAATAGATGCTCCATCGTTAAATTTAAGAGCAGTTGTAATGTTTGACATTTCTAACTTACTCTTTGTTTGAGTATCCGTAGTTACTTCCGGTCCTCCAAATTCTAAAATAGTAAGATTAGATGCCGGAATACCATAACAACTCATTAGAGCATAAACACCACGTCTTGTTCCTTTATGTTTTAATAAGTAAGGTAAGTTATTTATAATTCTTCTCCAAACCTCATATGTTCTTTGTTTAGCAGGAGATGTTTCTTTGATTGAACCTTCTGAATCCATTCCGAATACATAATTCCACAACTGTTTATCAGCTGCTAAATTATTTGCATCCCATCCAAATGATTTCAATGCTTCAAATAACAATTTATCAGAAATACCATCTTTTGATTTATACCCCAATCCTCTACTTTTTTCAATAGCTTTGGTATGGTAATATATGTTATCAAAATGTTGTCCAATCATTGAGAAGAATAATAATAAACTTTGGTTATCACTATTATTTACAATATATTGTGGTATGTTATTTTGAACATAGTTTGGATTTTCTACATCAAATGATTCAGCTAATTCTATAATAGTATCATACCACCCAGTTCCATTTGTATTTGTTACGGTTGTAGATGTGCTATCGATTCTCGTTGAACCACTATACGGCCAAGACATTGAAGAAGATGTATATAAAAACTTCTCAAATCCATCAAAATTATTTATTAATTGATTTTTCTTCAATAATTGTCTTTCTCTTTCATTTACAGATGCAACTGATGAATTATATGCATCATTAGTAGATGCCGAAGCATATAATCTTTCGTAAGTTTCAATCAATTGAACTTTATATACAAAGTTATCTACTCTTTCTTTGGCAGAACTAAAATGAATAAAGTTATCCCACAAATATGTAGAACCACTTACATACTCAATATTTAAAGGTGTTGTATCTATTAAAGATGCACTCAAATATGTGCTAACCAATGTAGATGAACTTGATACGGATGTTTCCAATATCAAATTATCCAATGATTCGTAATTAGTAGATTGTCCTGTTGTAAAATCTACATCAATATTAAAATCAGGTCCTTTTAATGGAGGACATTTTAATTCCGATTGTTCCGTTAATATTACGGTTTCAATAAGAGGATTACTCATTAATTTAGTAATCCAGAATGTAGAATTGTTTGTTATCTCCGGATTTAATGGAGAATATAATTTTAATATTATAGATTCTACTTCATCTGTATCTTTTACAAACTCATTACCTAATTCATCTACTGATTTTTTAGATAATGTCCAATTATCGTTTTCCCAAGATGAAATTAAAATTTGTTCGTTGTTTCCAAAGTTAGCAAGGTGTGTTAAATACTTACTGTTTGGTTCTGGTTCTATTATAGATAACTTTTCTCCAAATGCTTGAAATAAAGCACTCTTTAATATATCATCATCTAAATATAAAGTTGGTAAAGTTAATTTAGTAACAACTTCATAATCGTTACCAATTAATTCTTCTGCACCACCTCTATTATATGGTTTTAATTTTAATGTTATATTATCACTACCACTCCAATTTGGATATTTCTCTCTTAATGTTTTAAGATTAAGTGTTATCGAACCGTTTGAAGATTGGTTTGCAAATAATACAACATAAGAACCATCTTTTAACTTTAAGTAAATATCTACACTCGTTGTTGCAAATGAATTCCATTTAACATCAAATCCAATATTAAAATCAGAGAATGATGGAACATCTATTGCATCTGCAAATGTTACCTCTGTTATAGATGGGTAATCGTTTATTGCAGTAAATGTAATAAGTGCTTCTGCTCTTTGACCTGTCCCGTAGTTATTACTTTGAGCAACTAATATTACTTTTTTAGTTCCATAGATTTCATTAAAATCTTTTTGGAAAAATAATGTTACCCTACCATTTGATGCAGGAACTTCTACAAATTTATCAGTTGATGTATAAACTAATACAGTATCCGCCGATTCAGTTGTGAATGGGATACTAACTTCTCTTTCTAAATCGGATTCTTTTACACCGATATTAAATTGAGTTTGTGATAAAAATACTTTTGGTTCTGCAAATTTAATTTCTTTTGCAGCATCTACTACAACTACAAATGAACTTTTAAGTTTAGATGCAGGAACACTAAATGCATAAGGATATTTATCTAATTTAGAAAAATCACCAACTCCCAATTGAGATGCTATACCACCGTATATTTGTTCTATCGATATTCCATCTGGTAAATTACCTTCTACCGAAAAATTTGCAGTTGATTTGGATAAAACTTCATCAGATAATTCCGATATTGTATTTTGACCTAAACCTAATGTTCCACTAGAAACTACATCAGTTCCATAAAATATTTTATAAACTAAATTCAAAGAGTTACCTAACTCTGTATTTAGATTACTACCAAACGAAATTTCGTATTGTGAATTTGGATTTGGATTTGATAAAGTTACTGTTGTTGGTTGTGTTGGTGTAGGCGCGGGTTGTGGCTCTGATACTTTTGTTTTTTCAACACCAAAATCTAATGTTATAGTTCCTGCCGTAAAATTAAATGTTCTAGGCAGCGGTTGTTCATTCCATTGTTCATTTTCCCATCTATACTCAAATATTCTAATACCCTCCGTATATTTGGCAGTTCCATCATAACTAAACGATTCTAATGGAATGATAGCAACTATAAATTTGGAAAGAACTCTACCACCGTTTATACTTGCAGTATATTCTCTTCTTGAACCAAATGCAGTAGATGGATTATGTGTTACTGTTATGTTTGCACCAATTCCTTTTGATTTACTATCTTCAAAGAATTCAACCGCAGACCCATCTTTTGTTGTCAGATAAATCTTTAATGGACTTTGGTCTACCGGTGGGACGTATGGTATTTGTGGAGTAGGTAGTGTAGGTAATCCACCACTTCCACCAACTGCACTTAAAATGGGAATATCGATTCCACCAGGATTTTTACCAACACCTGAACGGTCATCTACTATATCATCTATTTTTCCTTCCGCCATTTAATCTTTTATTATAAATATAGGGTTTTTAATTATCCTATGTTGTGTTAGTTACACTAGGGTCTAATATCAATTGAGTTTCACCTGTTTCGTATCGATTGTTTCTATTAGCACTTGTTATATCGTTTGGATTATAACTAGGTGGTGCAAGAGAACCTCCGCCTCTCACATCATCCACAGGTGGTGCAGTTACCACCGTAGGTGGTGCAACTGCCGGTGGTGGAGTAACAGGTGGTTGTGGTGGTTCAACGGTTGGAACAATTGGTGGTTTTGGTGGGTCTACTGCAACTACAACTTCTTTCGTTGTTATGATTGGTGGTAATAATTGAGTTCCACCTATTGTAGTAGTTGCCGAACCGGGAGAATATACATTCTTTTTAATATCCACTTTTGTTTGAAATGAATCTAAATTATCTTGTATTTGCTTTCTTAATTCAACTATACCAAATTCCTTTGGAATCTGTGTATAATTTACACTTCTTCTTTTTAATGATTTTATGTTAAATGTAATACAGTTATTTAATATATTTTGTATTTCATTTAATAAATCTATAAATGGATATTGCTCACAATCATTAAATCTTATCTCAGATGGTTTTCCAAAAGTAGATTGTGATATATCATAGTATCTATTGTTTACCCAATGTTTTATACTATCTCTAAAATTTTCAAATACTCTTTTATTGAAAGCATCTAAATCTCTTAAACCAAAATCCTTTCTAACGGTTGCTCTAAAATCATTTCCGAATTTAGCAACCAAAGCATCATCTATTGTAGATAAAAAATTAAATTCAAATGAATCCAATGAATCTAATATGTTTTTCTTATAATATTTAAAATCTTTTGTAAGATTATTTATATTTTTAAATTCGTTATTTGTAATTTGATTTATATTGGTATCCTTTGTTTTTAAAGGAATAATTCTAATCTCTTCTCTTGAAGGTGATATTTCATGTATCCAAACTCTTTGTAATTCATCATCTGAACCTACTCTTTGACGAACAAAATTTAAATTTAATTTAAGAATCCCATTTGTAAATCCTAAATCATTTAATAATTTTTCAGCATCAATAGCAATTTCTTTTTGACCTCCTTTGTTTGTCATTGAATACAAATAATCACCTATATGTTGATATTTAACATATTCAACAGTATTTCCATTTTTATGTGGTAATAAGTTATTGTTTATATCATATACGGATACCTCCATAACATCATATTTACAATCACCAAAATCAGTATCCTCTATTTCATTTTTGGAAACAATAAATAAATCTTCCGATTGTAGGTAATTACCTTCATTCGTAGTTTTTGCATTTACTGCATCAAAGTTTGTATATTTTTTAATTGCCATATCTGTTAATAACTTCCAGGGTTAGATTTTTGGAAACTAGCAGGGTAATCTTTTGATTGAGATGTTCCATCTGCTTTTGTTATTGTTAATTTTAAAGTTCCATCGTAATTTTTACTATTTCCCCAAGTGGTAGTTAATAGCCAATTAGTTGATGTTGAATCTGCACTACGAGGAACTGCTTTTGAGTTTATACCAAATATAATATCTTCTGTTGCACCTGCTGCCAAATCAAAATTATTTTTAGGTATAGATAACCAATCCCAACCATTTGCAGATTTAAATGCCATACTAACTTTAACTGCGGATTTATCATTATTTGTTAAAGTAAGTTTACCGTTTCTAACCCATTTACTTTCATAAGAATCTGCATTTATTTTTGCAAATAATCCAGTAGTTTGTGTTGTCCAACTTGATTCACCGTTAAATTTAGCAATAACTGCGTTTACAAATGGGTCTCCACCACTTGCCGCTGCATTTGCAACAGTTGATTGTTGAATTGCTTGTTGTTGTTGAACTGCTCCTAATTGAGATTGTAAACCTTCGATGATTGCATTTAGGGAATCGATTTGTTTAATCAAAGCATTTATCTGTGCTTTGAAACCAGTATTTTGTGCTTGCAAAGATGCTCTTAAAATAGATTCATCAACTGATTTTTGAACCGCATTTTGTATTTGAGTTGAAAAATCACCAACTACTTTTGTAAGAGATTCTGTTTGATTTACAAGAGCATCATTTGTTTGCTCTATGTTCAATCTATTATTTATTTGTGTTTCTACTTCCGATTTTAAAGTTGTAACCTGTCCATTTAAATCAGTTACAGTTGTTGTTAAATCGGCAACTTGTTTTCTTAAATCCGTATTTAAATCAACTTGCTCAGTATATAATGGACGTGGAACTAAATCTAAATTAGGTGTTGGTATTGTTGGTTTTAATTCTTTAACCTCAACATCAACTGCTTTAACTAACTCAACATCATCTTGCTTTGTTTTAGTTAAAGATTTAAACAACAAAGAAGATGCTACATTTTCAGCATCTACGATAGTTATTCCGTAATTGTTTTTAGAAATAGCAGAAGAACCAGATATACTTAAAATAGATTCTAAATCTTCTTTTCGTTTATCTGCTAACTTTTCTGCAATTGCTTCTAATGATGTTAGTGCCATTATATTATTTCAAATTTTAATTTATCATCTATTATAGTAGAAATACCACCTTCAACTATTTTTAATTTTAGTAAGTATGTTCTGTTTATAGGTAGTGTTGATAAATCCATTATAAAGTAATTCGAAGTTGAATCACAACTAACTTTTGTATAATCTCCAAATGGGAATATAATTTCGTTTGTAATATAATCTTCTAACTGATAATATGTTGTTGTTGGTAAGTATTTAGATTGGTCATATGAGAATGTAGTTCCAAATGATTTAGATGGATACTTATCTCTACCTTTAACTCTAACTTTTACCTTAGTATTTGCTTCGTATTGTGTTTTTAAGTTTGTAACAACAACCTTATATCCTTCTTCTGCTGAACCTGTTACAGGTGATAAACTACCAGTAACAATAGAACTATCATCCCAAACAATTTCTAATTTAGGTTGATAGATAGTGTTAGTTTCTTTTGAAAAGAATTTAAGAACACCATAATCTAATGTATCGTTTTCAGCATCTAAACTATGGTGAACAATTAATCCATTATTAGATACAGAACCACTTAACCATATATTTACCATATCGGTTACATCCATTCTTACATCATCACTTTCATAATTAAATGATTGCGATGCAGAACCACTTAAATACCAAACACCACCTTCTGCATTTGCCGAACCTGTTGTGTTTGATGTATATACTGCCGTTCCACCAGTTGTATCGTATGAAACCCATTTATCTACACCGTTTCTATATTTCCAACTAACACCATCAGTTGTTATATTATCAAACTTTGTTCCAGTTCCCATTGTCCAACTTTGAGAAACTGCGTTGGCATAAATTGTATATTGTAAAGGTATTTCTTCGGAATTAGCTGCTTTTAAGTTTAAGTATGCTTTCCACCCACTACCCGTTTCCAAATTGGACACATCAAATTTTATTACAGTTCTATAAACATCTTTTATAGTTCCATAATATAATTTACCTACTTCCAATATTTCATCTCTACCTGCGTTTTGGTCAGGTTGTTGTAAGTAGATACTTGCATCGTATGATGATGTATAAAATTTATGCATTATATAGCCCTCCCTTTAATGTCTTTATTTGGATATTTAACTTCAAAAACGCAAGGGTCTAATGATGGATATACTATCTTACCCTTTGTTGCTTGTTCTATGTTATAACTATTATCTGAATAAGCATCTACACAACATAAGTTGGAAATCTTAACAGATGGAACACTCATTACTCCTTCAACATTTGCTAATATTAATTCTATTTCCGAAATGTTAATTGGTTTGTTGAATGTCCAATTATCTATGTTAAAATATTCTTGCACTTTTAATAAACAGTTTGCAAGAACTTCTCTTTTGTTATAATTAGAATAACATATAACTTCAAAATCACATCCGATGTTTACAATAAATCCATCAATTATATTTACACCATCTGTAAGCATTCTATACTCACCTAAATAAGTTTTAAGGTTTTGTTTGATTGCCTGATTTAGATTAGTTAAATTTTTATTACTATCATATCCTAAAACATACATATTAATTGCAAATGGGTTATTTACCTCTGCTAATGATGTTTTCTTTTGTGAAAGATATTTAACTAATTCCGTTTGAATATCTTGCTTTGGTTTATCCTTTAAACCTTCAACTATGCCAACAAATTCTGCTATATTTTTTGGATTAGCAAGAATAGATGATGGTGAATTATTATCAATCTCTCCATCAGGTGATACATATACCTTCGCAACACTACCATATCTTTCTGGCATAGATAATGCTCTTACAATATAATCCTGTCTAGTTACTGCTCTATTTTGAGAACCAAATGTTGCTAATGCATTTTGTCTGATTTCTTCAATAGATTCACCACCTCTTCCACCAATTGCAGGTTCTAAATTTTCAACTGCTATTGTTGATTTTGAATCATTATATGATGTTAATAAAATATCTGGTATCGATAAAAGGTCTTCTTCGAATTCTATTCTTCTAATTGTAGTTAAATCACCTGTATTCACATTAGATTCTATACCACCACCAACTAAATACTTTACAGTTAAAGATGTGTTTATAGGTGCTATACCAAATGTATTTGTTTTTAAGAAATTGGATGGGTCAATACCTTGATTCAATCTTTGAACCGAATTAGCTAACCCCAATCCTACATTTTTTGTATTTGGTAGTATTTGCTCATCATTTAATCTAACATCACCACTACCAAATTGCAAATCAACAGTATTATCCGAATTTACTTTAACAGAAAATCTATAAGGAACTGTTTTTACTTCCAATATATAAGGAACTTCACTTGCGTATTCGGACAATTCTGAATTATAATCGGTATTTGGTTGTTCCGAAAATATAGTTTCTTGTGCCAAATATGGAACTTCGTAATATACATTACCATCATTATCTACAACAGATACTATACCAATAATATTCGTATCTGTTAAAGTGCCAGTTGGATAATCTGTATCATCTCCAAACGAAATAGATGTAGAAACTTCTCTTGCAGAAATTGCTTTTACTTTCTTTGTTATTAAATATCTTGTTGGAACTCCTGAATTAGAATCTCTTTCGTAAACTTCTATTTCTCTATCGGTTGCGTTTGCGAAATCTACGGCATCCACCGTTCTAAAAACAACATTTGAATTTGTTGTTGATTCTACCTCCATTCCATCTTTTATTTTAAAAAGGTATCTGGTATCTGGTGCATTTGATATACCCGTTTGTCCATTGGATGGAACTACCTGATATACGGTAAGAGTTGTAACCGCAGGAGATGTTACCTTTGGTTTATAACCCATATTTTGTGCCAATGCTATCACATTTTTCTTTTCAGAAGCATATGATAATATAGATTCTTTTAATTGAGTATCTTGATAAAATGAAAGAACATCACCGATTGCAGCTGCTTGCTCAATGAAAACCATACCAGGAGATGCATCATTGAAATCCGAATATGTGTTTGGAAAATATGTTTTAGTATAATCAATTAAAACTTGCTTTAATGCAGCAAAATCTTTACCAACATAGTTTATGTTTTTATTTTGATTACCCCAATTTTTATCAAGTGGTTTAAGTGCCATTATTAATTATTTACATTTATTTGTATTGTCTCTGATAAGTTTGGATTTGATACTAATGAAAATTTAATATCCAAAATTATTCTATGATTATCTATATCATTTTCATCGTAATCAAATACAATGGTATCAATATTTAAGTATGGCAACCATATAGAAACTGCTTCTACGATACTGTTTTCTATAACTCGCTCTACTGCTTCTCCATCCAATGGTTCAAACAACACTTTCCAAATATCACATCCAAATTCAGGTTGCATTAATCTTTCTCCTTTTCTTGTTAGGATTAGATTTTTTAAATTATCTTTTGCCTGATTGAGTGTAGTGAAATTAACAGAAAATATACCATTGGAATCGGAACTTTTATTAATACCGATACCTAATACTTTATAGTCGTTTTCTACTAAATCCGCTACATTAACTCTACCAAGCTCTATTGCCATTATTAAAATCTTTTAACTAAATCTGCGTAATTTCTTGTCAATGCTTTCATAGTTGCATCTTGCAATTTATCTCCCGTTGATTCCAATTGTTGTGGGATATTTTGAGGAATACCTGCACCTCTAAAATCCATAGTATCCCATCCATCTTCTTCACTCATCTGTGGTTGTAACATATCCAATACGCTACCACCTGCTCCTGCTCCTTCTGCTCTTTGTGCAGATGTAAATGGAGTTGTCATATTTAAAATCTCATTAATCATGGGGTCTTTTGTAAATTCCCTCTGTGGTTGTTGAGTTCTTTGTTGAGTTGGAACTACCGTCTGCTTTCTAACAGGAGCAGTAGTATTCACCTCCGTTAATTCTGCTAACGATGGTGTAGATTTTTTTTGTGAGTTTAATGTAACTGCGCCAGATTTGATAAGTTTAACAAGTTCTTCTTTAACTTGCTGCTTAACCTCGTTTTTTACAACCTCTTTAATAAGGGTTACTAAAATTTCTGATTTCATAAAAAAGTGTTTGTTTAGTAATAAATATAATAAGTTGAAATTTACCCAATAACATTATATCCAGACCATGCTAATATACCAGGTGCCGGTGGTGCCGGTGGTGGATATTGTGCCATAACCATCATAGTTCCACTCGTTCCCATTAAATGCACCTTTGCCAAATTTACAAATGGGTCTAGCATTATATTAGTTGGTGGTGTTAAAACTAATGTTGGCGGTATAAACCATATATTAGGAATATCGGGTATTAAATCTTTAATCATATCAAATGCCATAGAAGCCAATTCTTCTTTGGTAGGTAACCCATCCTTTATCTGTTTTTTTAATTCTTCTTTTGTTGGTAATTTTACACCAACATCCGGTAATTCTATTTCAGGTTTTAATCCATTAATAGTATCAGTTACAGATTTTTTAATTTGTTCTTTTGTAGGTTTTGGAGATGGAATTGATTTTGATAATTCTATTGCAGATTGAATAGGTGCTATTATTGGTTGTAATATTTTTTCCAAAATAGGTGGAATCAATTTTTCTTCAATCTGCTTCATAGCTTCTTCCATCAATTTTGATTTTGCTTTTTCAACTAAATCTTTTTTCTTTGGTAATTCTGGAAATGGAAATTTAATTGCCATTTTGAATTGAGAACCAATTGATGGTTTTTTCTTTTTAATTTCGTTATACTTTTCAATTACCGTTTTACCTGTAATAACCGCAGGATGATTTTTAACTTCATCTGCAAGTTGTTCTTTTTTTAATAATTTAATAACGGTATCGTAAACATTTATAACTGTTCCAGCTACATCTATTGTTTGTTTTTTTAACTCATCAACTAATGCCTGTGCAGCTTCTTTTAATGCTTTGTTTATTGCAGCAGATGCTGCTAATGATATTGGATTTGGACCTATATTCATAACTGCGCCTGGTGCAGGTGGTGTTGATTGCCAACCTAACGGTCTTAATAATGGATTTGGAAATGGAGCCATTTCTGCACCTAACCAATATGCATCGAATGCAGATGGATAAATTTCTCCTAATAAATTAAAATTTTCCCCATCACTATCTTGTCCTTTTTTAAAAGCTGATTTTATAACATCGGTCATTCCTTGTACATTACCGTTTAAAACAGGAACACCGTATAACATATCACCACCTCTCTTTATACATCTATCATATTCATTGGCATAGAAACTTGCAAAACCATCGGGGTCATTTGAAAAACGACCAGTTGCCATTGCTCCCAATACATTTGCTTTGAATAATATCCAAGACATTTTATTTACTTAAAAAGTTGGTTGATGAAAGTAAAGTATTTAACTTACCTTGTATTGCAATAAATGATGCTCTATTGGCAGGCCCCATCATAGTTGGTCCAACGGGTGTTGCAAATATTTGTGAGTTTATTGCTTGAATTAATTCTTTTAATATTGCAACTAACTCACCACCCAATACCATCTTTTGAACATCTGCACCCTGTCCTCCTGCTCCTTGATTCTTACCTAAAAATATTTTACCATTACTTGAATTTAAAAATATTTGGTTTGCACCATTAGAATGTATGGTTATTTTGTTATCTGAATTTATATAAACTTCTTTTGCAGAATCAATAGAATAATTACCATCTGTAATCACACCAGTATTTCCTTTTCCAAATATAATAAATTCTTTTGCTTTTGCAGATAGTATAATTCTATCTGAGTTTATAAACATCTGGTCTCCACTAAAATCAGACGGATATGATTTAAATGCTTTCTTTTCTTTTTTAATAGTTTCTTTGAATGGAACTTTTGTTTTACCAGATACAATATAAACCGATGTTCCATCTTTATTTATATCCTCATCTATCAGTTCTCCAATAGGTTTACTATCTAATTCAGCATTTTGTTTATTACGAATGAATATACCAGGATATGATTTATTATCAGGAGATAAAAAGAATTCAGATAAACGAATTGTATTGCCAACTCTACCACTTAAAATAGTATCACCATCTTTTGGTTTTATAAATTTAATTTTTTCGTTTATATTATATTTTATATCTTCTTTTTCTTCATTTTCGTTTGTAGTAGTTCCACCTGCATTTACATCACTTCTGTATTCACTTGCACTCTTACTTCCACCAACTTCAATAACATCACTTTCTTTTGTTGCAGAATATGTGATATAATCTCTTCTATAATTTGAATATGGAGTGTTTGTATAAGGTAACCAAAATGTTTGATTTGCTATTTTGAAAATTACAACCGTCTCACCTTTAATTGGAAATGTAAAATTATTTTTATCAAATGGAAAAGCATAATCAGTTTTAACACCAGTTTCAGTTAAATAATTTATAGCACCATACATTCTGGCATCTTTATCCGAAAATTTACTGTTCTCATTGTAAACAGGAATTTTATCATTACCTTCGTTTGGTAAAAAATCCTGATTAGTTGGATACACACTACTAACTGTTGCTAAAAATGATTCCATTTATATCTTTGTTTTTATATCTTCTATTTCAACTTGAATATCCAATAACTTCTCATCGTTTTTCTTTTCTATTTCATTTATAGTATCTTCCATATCACCTATAAGTTGTGCTTTCTCTGCTTCACTCAACCAACCATCTTCTCCAATACTTTTAGAATCGGCAATTGCTAATCTTTGAGCAATGGTTGCTAATTTGATTAAATGGTCATCATTCTTAATAGATGAATCAATCAAATCTCTAATAATAGGAGCAAGAACTGTTGCTTCTCCTACATTACGAATTAACTTACGAAGAGATTCAATCATTTCTGATATGTTCTTCTTTTTGGTTTGTTGGTTTTCGTAAATATCTTTAAATAACGATGATAAATCTTTACCGTCAAATAACTTAAATTCTGTGCTCATACTATATCTTCTTTATTATATAATTATTCATAATCAAATAATCCATATCACAATTCATAAATGTCCACAATGCTTTTTGTGGGTCATTTGTTGTTGTGTGTCCTTTTAAATTAAATGATGTGTTTAATAGGATAGGAGTTCCACTTACTTTTTCAAATGATTTTAATAATTGATAGTATAATGGATTTTGTTCCTGTCTAACTGTCTGTATTCTTGCTGAACGGTCAACATGAGTTACAGATGGAATATCTTTGTATCCACTAACTTTGACAACCTGATTCATATAAGGTACTTCCCCTTCTGAATCGAAATATAATTGATAATCTTCAATTGTTACAGATGGAGCAAATGGTCTAAACATCTCCCTCTTCTTAACAACTTTATTTATTCTATCTCTAACATCTGGCAAATGTGGATTTGCTAATATAGAACGATTACCCAATCCTCTTGCACCAAATTCAGTTCTACCTTGAAACCAACCAACAATATTTCCTTTGTTAATTAAAATAGAAACCAAATTACATAAATCTATATCATGTTGCAAATAATTAACGTGTAAATCATTTCGATTGTTTATCAGTTGTTCTATTTCATCATTACTAAATTCAGGTCCTAAATATGGAGATTGGTTATCACCACCTCTTTTTTTAGAATAACCCAAAACATCATGCCAAACATATAAACAAGCACCGATAGCAGAACCTGCATCAGATGGAGCATACGGAATCCACACATCCTTTATAGATGTGTTTTGTTTTATTTTACCATTAGCAGTTCCGTTGTAAGCACATCCACCACCTAATACTAAATTCTTACTTTCAATATATTCTGTTGAATAGTTTATTAGATAGTAGAAACACTTTTCATACCAACTTTGGAGAGCAGATGCTAACTCCATATGATGTAGCTCTATTTCTGAATCAGGAGTTCTTGGTTCAAATCCTATTAAGTCTACTAAATCCATAGTGAACATATCAGTATTAGAATATTCCCAAGTAAAATACTTTTGGTCTATACTGATAATATCTTCTCCACCCAATGTAGTGAATTTATCAAAAATATGTTCATAGTTTTTAGGAGTTGC